TCGCATTTCATTGCCCTTTCTTTATAGGTGAAAACAACCAACAATCCAATCTTACTGCAACTTTGTGTCTAGGTCTATACTGTTTCTGGTCTCGATAGCCACCGTATGCCCGACGATGTGCCGCCATTAGCTTTAATCGCTTGCGCCTGTTAGAATCCATAAAGTGCCAACACCATTTCAAAACAAATCCAAACATACGCCGCGAACCCGACCCACAATAGCACCGATATTTTATCCATTAGTCAGTCCTCAAATTTCCCGCTCGTTTAAAGTATGTAAACTCTAGCTCGTTAATTTTTTCCCAAGCATCCCAACGGATACTTTGCCTGGTCTCTTTCGCCAGTTCGTTTTCCGCGAGTATCTCAAACGCCTGGTAAATATCATCCAACAAACGCTCGAATTTATCATCCAACAATACCGATATTTTATCCATTGTCTTCTTCCTCATCCTCATCCTCATCTACTAATTCTAGTAAAGCGCTTCGCGGTATGTGGTACATCAAGCAATACACCGATTCAATATCGCTCGTGTACGATATGTATTCCAAGACTTTCTTAATTAGCTTATCATTGGGGTGCGGGTCTAATCCATATTCTTCCCAATCAATCGCCCATCTATCATCTTCATAATTATCGCTCATGCTATCACCTCGCTATATATAAGAACCGCGCCAACAATCACGCAACCGACCCAAACAAAACCAGCAACAATCGCCAGTCCTCTAAAAATTATTTCTTCGATATCCATTATTTGCCCCTTCTGATTTTCTTAATTTGACGTAATGTTCTATGTATTTCCTTGTTGATAATTTGTTCTTCAGCCCAATGCGCCAATGATCTTTCGCTGAATGGCTGTTTAGTTTTGTGGTTCTCGCTTAAAGCGTCGGCTAGTTTGTTAAATTTACGCATCAATATTTCTTCGTTCATTGTTTACCCTTTCTTGATGTTGATTACTTTTTGCATTTTCTGCCCATGCGCGACGTACCCAATTACAGGAATTGTTTTATCCCAACATTTCCGGCAGCCGTTACACTTCCCATTATTGTTGTACGCTTCGCATAGTGTCACGCCATTGGGTATATCTGAAGCGTTCGGAATGATTGTGCTTCCGTGTTCGGAATTGTATTCACCCGTCACGCTATCACTTGAACAGCGAACAGAAACATTAGGTAAAGACTTCATGCGCTCAATCACGTTTTGAAACTTCGCGAACTTGTGCATTCTTGTTGGAAGCCAATGCTTAACCCATGGCGTTTGTTGCATTACTTCGTATATTTTCCATGCAAGTCTTAAGGAGTACATATCGCCAGAATCAAACCAGCGGAAATATCTTTCATTGTCTAGCGTCGCAACCATATCGGAAACCCATTCGGCGCGCTTCCAATCTTGCTTGTTGAATTGGCGTGGTGCTTTAACAGTTGGGAATCTGTAATTGCCGGTGGTTGCGTAACAACCTTTACAAGCGTCAACGAGTTCGCCATTGTCTTTTCTACTTCCCGCACAAGTCTCTAACGCTTGAAGACTCCACGATTTCGCATCTAGTTTTGACGTGTTAGATAGTTTTATCATTTTATTATTTCCTTTAGTAATTCCTTTAGTTTAGTAATACCTTGTTCTATATTCTCTGGTTCATACTCAAACCATTCTTCGGCACTTTCGCCATTGCAGTAATCAAATTCTTTGTAAAGACCTATAAGCATTCCTCTTTCGTAACTCGGTGACTCTGAGCCACTCAAATCTGTAACGATAACGTCATATGAAATGTCATCTATAAATATTTGAGCAACTTCCGCAGTGCATCCACCACCGCTGTTAAATTCTTCAAAGTATTCTAGTATATTGTCTAGTTCATTCATGACTGCATTTCCTTCCTGGTTTGTTGTTGACGTGATCTATATTACAGATTGAGTTTTACGCGTCAATACCCTTAACTATAAATGCCATAACTTTTTCATAATTAATCCGATACCTTATACCCCCTAAAGTTTTTTTATCCACCGACTCAGTCTTTTTTATTTCTGTCTAGTGTTAGAGGTACATAACAGGCACACACTCGCGAGCTACACAAACTAAACAGGTCTTCTATAAAACATAAGACTACTCAGATAAAAGATATAAGACTAAACAACACGGGGGGGCGGGTAAACAACAATGCGGTAACGCGTAGATACCCTAACAGATACAAAAAAGAGTAAAATAAGCAAAATACTACATAAATTAAATAGGACTGGATAAGAAAAAGTACATTTAGAATTAATGGTTTATTGTATGTCTATATAGCAAACATTCAGAACTAAAAAGAAATACAAAATAATCCTTGACAAAACCTTAAAAATGTGCTAGAGTAAACCCCTCTATACAGGTTAAAGACAAAAACTATATTGATCAACAATATAAAAAATATAAACACAAGTCTGATGGACTGTATAGTTTACTAATAGTTACTAAATAGTGCTGAAAGGATAAACATTTTGTCCCTTGAAGAGCCATCAGTTAAAAAACGAGGGCGTGGTAGACCAAAAAAGACTGAAGTAGAGTCTAAGAAGACAAGAAACAAGGTTGGTCGTCCACCAGGAGAAGCTGCAAGAATTAAAGAGTTTCATGCTAGGCTATTAGCTACTAGCGGTGAGACAGTAATAAATACTATTATTAAGAAAGCACTGGACGATGACGACAAAGACCAAGTAGCTTGTCTTAAAATGTGTATCGACAGGGTGCTTCCGATGTCTTATTTTGAAAAGGACAAGGATGCTAGGCGTGGTAACGTATCTATTAGCATTTCGATGGTTGGGGATCAGAAAGCAATCATTGAGCAAGAAGAGGAAGAAGACCAAGATATACACGATGTTGAATACGAGACGATAAGTGTTGACGAGGAATCGTAAACGATGTCAGACCTGAAGATTAAGCTGTTACCTTGGCAGCAAGAGGTCTGGACTGATCCGTCTAGGTTCAAGGTCATAGCTGCAGGTCGTAGAACAGGTAAGAGTAGGATGGCAGCGTGGAGATTGATTGTCTCTGCGTTGGAAGCTAAGAAGGGTCATGTGTGGTATGTAGCCCCTACGCAGCAACAAGCTAGGGACATTATGTGGCAACAGTTGTTAGAGCTGGCTCATCCAGTCATAACTAACAGCCATGTCAACAATATGCAGATCACACTGATAAATGGTTCTGTCATATCGCTGAAAGGTGCTGACAGACCAGAGACGATGCGTGGTGTAGCCTTAAAGTTTGTCGTACTTGATGAGTATGCAGATATTAAGCCTACAGTATTCGAGCAGATCTTAAGACCTGCACTAGCTGACTTGAAAGGTGAAGCTATATTTATTGGTACACCTAAGGGACGTAATCATTTTTATGATATTTACAAGATAGGTCAGAGTAATAGACCAGAAGCAAAGGATTGGAAAAGCTGGCACTTTACTTCATTTGATAATCCTCTCTTAGATAAAGAGGAAATTGAAGTAGCAAAGAACACCATGTCTACATTTGCGTTTAGACAGGAGTTTATGGCTAGCTTTGAAGCACCTCAGTCAGAGTTATTTAAAGAAGACTGGGTATTGATTAGGGATAAAGACGAAGAACCTGAGCATGGTACGTACTATATGGGCGTAGACCTTGCAGGTTTTGAGAATGTCTCTAGTCAGGCTAGCAACAAGAAGAAGTATTTAGATCAAACTGCTATAGCTATTGTCAAAGTAAGTGATGATAACAAGTGGTGGGTCGATAAGATTGATGCTGGTAGGTGGGATATCAAGGAAATATGCGAGAGAATCCTGAATCACGTCCAATTATACGACATACAGGTAATTGGAATAGAAAAAGGAGCGTTAAAAAGAGCATTGATGCCGTATCTCACAGAGATGATGTTAAAGAGAGCCATCTATCCAAGAATAGACGAGGTAGCTCTAGGAAATAAAAGTAAAGTAGACAAGATTATTGGTGCTTTACAGGGTAGGTTTGAACATAAACAGATAGAACTATGCGATGGGGACTGGATACCACCGTTTAGAGACGAGTTATTGAACTTTCCTACGACTGGAGTCCACGATGACATGGTAGATGCACTGAGTTTGATAGCACACATTGCTAATGCAGCAGTGTATTTTGATGATTATGATGATGATTATGAACCTTTAGACGTAATTAGTGGATATTAAGGATAAACATGGCTGAACAATACGAAGAAGAATTGCAATCAGAAGTAACTGAAAGCGATAAAGAGCTAGTATCTTTTGTAGTTGAACACTGTGATAGGTGGAGAGACTGGAGAGACACTAATTATGAAAGTAAATGGGATGAATATGAAAGGATATACTATGGTATCTGGGCTTCTGAAGATCGTACTAGGGATAGTGAACGCAGTAAAATCATTAGTCCTGCTACTCGTCAAGCTGTTGACAACCGTGTTGCAGAAACTATGGAAGGTTTCGCAGGATCTGGTAAACTATTTGAAGTCGTTGATGACTTAGCCGATGGAGACAGAACTGACGTTGAGTTGATGCAAACTCTTCTATTGGAAGATACGCATAACAACGCATACTTAAACAACGTTAGTTCTATTGTCAAGCTAGCTGAGATCTATGGTACGGGTGTAGGTGAGATTGTTGTTAAAACAGAAATTGAAAAAGTACCTACTACGCAACAAGTACCTGGAGAACAAGTAGCTGCGGTTGGCGTTACTGAAAAAGAAAAAGTAGCAGTTAAGGTCAAGCCTGTACATCCAAGAAACATCTTGATAGATCCTAATGCGGATGCTATTGATGATTCTTTGGGTGTAGCTGTAGAAGAGTACGTAAGTCTTTATCAGATTGTAAAAGGAATTGAGTCAGGTGTTTATCGAAAGGTAGACATTGAACCTCACTACGAAAGTGATGACTTAGAACCAAGTAAAGTAGAGTCAACTAGTTATCAAGACGATAAGGTTAAAATTCTACGCTACTATGGTTTAGTTCCTAAAGAATACTTGGAGCAGATGGAGAACGAAGGTGAAGAAGTTGTAGACTTGTTTCCTGAAGACTCTGCTGCTGACAAAGTATCAGACTTGGTAGAAGCTATTGTTATCATTGCTAACGATATGCATCTACTTAAGGCTGAAGCATCTCCATACATGATGCAGGATCGTCCTATTATAGCTTATCGACCAGAAGTACGTCCTGGACGTTTCTATGGCGTAGGTACGGTTGAGAAGGCTTATAATATGCAGAAGGCTATTGACGCTCAGTTAAGAAGTCATATGGATTCTCTGGCGTTAACTACTGCACCTATGATGGGTATAGATGCTACTCGCTTACCACGAGGTATGAAGTTTGAAGTTAGACCAGGTAAGAACATTCTAACCAATGGAAATCCTGCTGAAATCCTACAACCGTTTAAGTTTGGATCTACAGATGCTTCTAACTATGAGACAGCTAAAGGGTTTGAAGCAATGCTGCTACAAGCTACAGGCACACTAGACTCGTCAGAGTTGGTCAAGAGCGCAGCATCTACAGCAGGGCAGAATAATGGAATGGGTATGTCTCTGGCTATGTCAGCGATTGTCAAGAAAAACAAATTGGCAATGGCTTCATTCCAAGACGATTTCATTATACCAATGGTTCAGAAAGTCGCATACAGGTATATGCAGTTTGATCCAGACCGTTACCCAATGAGAGACTTTAAGTTTACTACTATGTCTTCTATTGGTGCTATAGCTAGAGAATACGAACAACAACAGCTAATAGGCTTGATGCAAACGCTTGGTCCTAACTCCCCTATTGTTCCTATCTTGTTAAGAAGCATTATTGGTACATCAGGATTAATGAACAAAGAACAGTTAATGGCACAGTTAGATCAGATGTCACAGCCTGATCCACAAGCTCAAGAAATGCAACAAAAACATCATATGCTTGAAATGGGTCTTATTGAAGCTCAAGCCAATGAACTTAACGCTAGGGCTGCTGAGTCTGCTGCTGATGCACAGGAAGCACAAGCTAGAGCGCAGAAGTTAATGGTTGAAGCATCTCTTTTAGACGATAAAGTTAAGGCTGATTTGGTTAGAAGCCTATCAGCTAACTTAGCTAATCAAGATAAAAATGAGTTTGAAAAACGTGTTAAGACTGCAGAACTAATACTTAAAGAGCGTCAGATAGATTCAAACGAACAGATAGTTAGAGAGCAAATGAATCAAAATAATGCTTGACAAAACCTTGATTTTGTGCTAGGCTGATGGTTCATTATAGTAACTTAATAAAGGACTCCGTTTTGGATAAAGACCTTGAAGAGCTTAAAAAGCTCCAACAGTATTATGAAGCAAGATTCGACATGATGTCAACAAAAGGTTGGCAAGATTTACAAGATGATGTCGAAAGGTATATTGAAAACACAAACGATTTATTAACAACGCAAAGTTTAGAAGAACTAAATTTTCGTAAAGGACAATTAAATATCCTTCATTGGATTAGAACGCTAAAACAGATTTCTGAAGAAGCCTGGGAGCAAATAGACAATGAGCAACAGGATATTTGAGTTTAGGTGTGGCGAAGGTCACACTATAGAAAAGTATATTGACGAAGAGGTAAATGCTATTGAGTGTCCTTTTTGTCAGTGTATGTCTCTGAGGATTATCTCAGCACCGCGCATTGCGCTAGAAGGAGTCACTGGTGACTTTCCAACAGCTGCGGATGCTTGGGCTAGAAAACACGAAGAGGCAACAAGAGTCGCCAATAAACGCAGAGAGGGTTAGCGTCAGGTGATATTTTTTAATTCCTAAAATCACAAACGTGACAGGAGACAATATGGCTACATTTGAAGATACGTTTGAAGAAGAACTTGAGCCTATAGAAGAACAGGTTGAAGAACAAGAACCCAAAGCTGAACAAGTAGAGGATAATCCTGAACCAGAATTACCTGAAAAGTATCGTAATAAGTCTGTTGAAGATATTATTAGGATGCACCAAGAAGCTGAAAAGTTAATTGGTAAACAGGCACAAGAAGTTGGCGAAGTCAGAAGACTAGCGGACGAGCTTTTAAAACGAGAACTCTCAAAAAAAGAAGCTGTACAACCCCCAAAAGAAGATAAAATAGATTATGCTCAACGATTGTATGATGATCCGATAAGTGTAGTTAATGAAACTGTAGATAAACATCCAGCTATAACTGAAGCAAAAAAACAAGCTGAATCGTTTAAACAACAGCAAGTATTACAAAGATTAACAAGTCAGTTTCCAGATTGGGAAACAACAATAAGTAAACCTGAGTTTGCAGATTGGATTAAATCATCTCCAATTAGAATGCGATTATTTGCAGAAGCTAACTCTCAGTACGATTTTGATTCTGCTGCTGAGTTACTTAATACTTGGAATGTATTAAATCCTGTTAAACAAACTAAAGAACTTGATGTAGTTTCTGAATCAAGAAAAGAAACTGCTAAGAATCTTAAAGCTGCTACAGTAGACACTGGCTCACTTGCTCCGAGTTCTAAAAAAACATATCGTAGATCTGATCTAATTAACTTACGTTTACGTGATCCAGATCGCTACTATGCTATGCAAGATGAAATTATGGACGCATATGCAACAGGGCGTGTCAAATAGAAAGGAAATAAAAAATGGCACTTGGTACAGATCACGTCACTAAAACCACTGCGGATAAATTTATCCCAGAGGTATGGAGTGACGAAATCATTGCAGCTTACAAGCAGAATC